TGATGAAGGCTCAAATCCCTATGATGACTGAAGCGGAGTTAATCAGCCTTGCCAACCGTCGCTGAGTTAGCCCAACAAGAGCTAGATAGGCGTTACTCTCTACAGGGCAGGACGCAGCTATCTCCTCGCGTCCAAACCATGCAGAACGCCAGACCTACAATTAGGTCAGCTTTAAGCAACCTGATGCGCGATGCAGTAGATGCGACAGGTCTTGAAGGGGGATACCGTCAGGGGCTTCTCAATGCCGCTGGTGGCGTTGAAACAGCAGCAGACTTCTTGCCAGTGGTTGGTGACGTTCTTGGCTTAGAGGACGCATCACGAGCCTATGGGCAGGGTGATATGGTAGGCGCTGGCATCAACATGATGGGCGTTGTGCCTATCATTGGTGATGCGGGTGTAAAACTCAGTAAAGGAGCTAGATCGGCGTTAAGAGACCAAGGCTTTACAGAGGGGTTTTTCCACGCATCTAAACAAGATATTCAAGATGGTTTTAAGGCTGGGTACGGTGACGGAATGGTTTTTGTCACGCCAGAGAGAGAATTTGCAAACAACTGGGTTGGTAAAGGAAAATATCAGCAAAGGTTAGGCGAAGAAAACATAGATGATATGCGTCGCGCAGATCGTCAAAAATTATGGGACGAATATGAGTCTCAATATGGTTCTTACGAAAACTGGCCTTCTGAAATAGAAGATGAATATAACGCAAGATCAATGAATTTAACGCGACAGTATCAAGCATCTGGCGGTGCAATCTACCCTGTTGCTGTTAAAGCTAATAAGCAATTTGACCCAGAAGAAACCCCCGAAGTTATTGCAGAGTTTTTAAAGTCGCAAGGTCGAGACCCTAATGCCACAACGATTGTTAGTGGCAAAACTGACTTAGAGGCTTACCAAGAAGGCAATTATTTGTTTTATGAAAACAAAGAAATGGCAGACTTCTTAAAAGATAAAGGATATGACTCTGTTTGGCTAAGAGAGGACACCACCAAAAGTGGTTTGAGTAAGCCCTTCTCTACGTTAGCTGTGTTAGACGAAACTGGGGTCAAGCCTGTATACGATTTTGCACGAGAGGCAGATACGGCTGCTTCAGCACTGCGTGGCTTAGAGATTAGCCCAGAAATAAGGATGCAAAGAGCCGAAGAACAAGGCTACGAGCCTATATATCACGGAAGCACTTATGATATTGAGCGGATAGATTTAGGTGGCATGAATCCTGAAAGCCACTTTGGGCGAGGATTTTATAGCACAACTTCGCCTAGAGATGCTTCTGAAAATTATGCTAGAACTTTTGCGCCAGATTTAAGCCAAAAAATAACACGCAGAGCAGAAGAGCTTGAAAATAGTTTAGAGCTGACAGATGAAATGGCAAGAAAAGAGGGCTATGCAGATGTTGCTGAAATGTCATGGGATATGGCGAAAAAAGAAGTACAAGGGCCAAATGAAGGCGTTGTTTATCCATTGATGGGCAGGACTACTAAAGCATTTGACATATCTAACGATGGCGATACCTTCCTGCGGTACGAGCAGCCAGAGATGAATCCAGACGATTATCTTGATGAAGCTGGTGGTGATATGGATGTGGCTTATGATCTTGCTCAAGAAGCTGCGTATGACTTTGAGCCAGAAGGTGAGTTAGTAGATTTTTTGGAAAGCCTTCGTAGCAATTCATCGTTGAGCCAAGATGATTTTGCAACACTGCAAAGCAGTATTTTGGAAGAGGCGTATGATGGTGGTATTAGCGCAAATAGATTAGATGAGATTTTCAGAAGTGCAGACATATATCCAGAAGATGACGCAGGAAATTTAATATCTCACGACATATTCAGACAAGCAATTCAAGATTCTGGGTATGACACAATTATTCATGAAGCCGACATATTCCGTGGAATGGATGTAGATAAAGGCACTAAGCATAAGATATTTTTAGACCCTACAAGAGTACGTTCAATCAACGCCGAGTTCGACCCAGCCAAGATGGACAGCGCAGACCTACTCTCTAGCGTTGGTGCTACCAGTGCGTTGAGAGGGATAGTCTAAACAGCCCCAACCAGCTCTGTAACCATATCATCCAGCTTATCCCACAATTCCTCAATGATAGGGCCATCACCGGCCCTGTCAGCCTCTATTAGCTGACCTATCACATCAAACAGAATGTCGTGCATCTGCTCTGGGTCATCTGTTTCGAATATTTCGAATAAGTCGCTCATAAGTCCTCCGTGGCGTATCTCGCCATTAGTTAGCCTAATTTACTACTAAGTATTGATTATTACCACATTATGCTATAATCGCCACAGGCCACCTGACCTATTCAGGGCATTTACCTATAAAGGGCATATTATGAGCAAGCTGCAACCAGAGGATAACTACGAGTACGAATCTGAGGAAGACGTAACCACAGAGACGGAGGTAGAAGAAACTGAAGATTCTGTTGAGGAACAGGATACCGAATCAGCACCGGAGGCGGGTGAGAACCCAGAGAAACATATCACGTTCAGCGAAGAACAGCAGCGAATACTTGATGAGGCTGTAGGGAAGAAGGTCTTCAAGCTCCGAGAGAAGGAGCGGGAAGCAGAAGCCCTGAAGAAACGGCTTGAAGAGTTAGAGGCTAAAGTACCTGAACAGAGGCGACCTAACGTCCCAGACGTACCTGATCCGTTTGCAGTATCCGATGAGGAATACAGACGGCAATTGTATTTAAGGGATGAGGCACTCAAACAAGCTATTGCGTTCGATCAGCAACAGCAAATGCTGAAGCATCAACAACAGATGATGAAGCAACAGCAGGAACAAAAGCAGCAAGAAGTAATGACCGAGAGGGTTCAGTCTTACTCCCAGAAAGCCACAAGTTTAGGGATTAAGTCAGAAGATTTACAGGTAGCAGGTAACACGGTAGCGCAGTTTGGCATTCATGACGATCTAGTCCAGTACATACTGGAAGAAGATCAAGGGCCATTGATTACTACTTACCTCTCTAAGAACCTTTTGGAGTTAGAGAAGCTGCGTGAGATGTCGCCCACAAAGGCGGCTGTTTATGTAGCAACAACGGTCAAGCAGAAAGCTGCTGCTCTTAAACCCAAGGTAAATAACGCTCCTGATCCATTGGAGCAGCCACATGGCGCTGGCAAAGCCCCCAAACCTAGAGGGCCACAAGGCGCAACATTTGAATAGGAAAATTTAGCATGGCTAACAATCTCAATAGTAACGTCACTCGGAAAGTCGCTCGTGTCTTTCTTGATGCCTTTGAAGCATCACGAGTGCTAACCAAGACTGTCAACACTCAACTGTTGTCAGGCAAGTTCAACCCTTCATCGGGTTCAAACGTAGACTTCAAGCGTCCACACGACTACAACAGCATCCGTACTTCTGGCGGTGACATTAGCTCAAGCACTAAGAGCGACATCATTGCAGGTAAGGCAACTGGTACAGTACAGGACTACTTCACTGCCGCTACTGAGTGGGGCAATGTTGAAGAAGCGCTTGAGCTAGACCAACTCGACCAAATCCTTGAGCCTATGGCGCGTCGCATTGTGACTGACCTTGAGCTTGATCTTGGCGCGTACATGAACAAGAACGCTTCACTCAAGTATGGTACTCACGGCACTGCCGTTGATGCTTGGGGCGACGTAGCAGGTGCTGGTGCATTGATGGATTCTATCGGCGTTCCTATGAGCGACGAGAAGTATTACATCATGAACCCATTCACTACTACTGCGCTGTCTTCAGCTCAGAACGGTTTGAATGCGGCTGATGGCCTTGTTCGCACTGCATGGGAAAAAGCACAGATCAGCCAATCTTTCGGTGGCATGATGGCGCTTACTTCTAACGCACTGCCTAGCTACACTTCAGGTTCTACTACTGACCGTGCTGGCGCTTTGGCCGCTGCTCCTGATGCAACTTACGTCACAGCTAAAGACACTATGACTCAGGTTCTGTCTCTTGACGGTCTGGGTACTGGTACTATCAAAGCTGGTGACATGGTAACTATTGCAGGCGTTAACCGTCTGAACGTAGCTACTCGTCAGCCTATGCTTGACGCTTCAGGCGCTGTTGTTCCTTGGACTGGCACTGTACTCTCAGACGTAACTATCGCTGGCAACGCTGCGACAGTTACTGTTTCTGGTGCTGCTATCTACGAAGCTAACGGTCAGTACAACAACGTAACTGCTGCTCCTGCGGAAGATGCGGTTGTAACGATCCTCGGTGCTGCTTCAACTCTGTACCAGCCTAACCTCTTCTACACGAAGCAGGCGTTCGGCATGGGTACTGTTAAGCTGCCTAAGCTCTACTCTACTGACACAATCGCTACTACTAGCGACGGTATGTCAATCCGAGTATCTAAGTACGCAGACGGTGACGCGAATACTCAAAAGATTCGTTTCGACCTACTCCCTGCATACGCAACCTTCAATCCGCTGTTTGCGGGTAAAGGCTTCGGTGTGTAGCACTGACTGAGGATGGGGGCTTCGGCCCCCTGATTCTTTATGGCAAAACCAAGTAAAGGCAAGGCTAAGGTCAAAGTCACTAAGTCTGGCAAGAAAGTTTCTTACGGACAATCTGGCAAAGCAAGTGACGGTGGGCCACGAGTACGCGCTGGTACAAAGAAGGGCGACTCATATTGTGCTAGATCATTAGGCATCAAGAAAGGACTGCCTAAAGAGAAGCAGAACGATCCTAATACGCCAAACAATCTAAGTCGCAAGCGCTGGAAGTGTAAAGGCGCTAAATCAGCAAGGTACGAATAATGGCTGGACTTTACGAAAACATCCACAAGAAGCGCAAGCGCATTAAGCGGCACAAGGCTGAAGGCAAGACTCCTGAAAGAATGAGGAAGGCTGGGTCTAAAGGCGCACCTACTGCACAAGCGTTTAGGCAATCAGCTAAAACAGCAACATTTGAGTGAGGTGACTTATGCCAATGGTTGACGGAAAGAAATATCCCTACACGAAAGAAGGCAAGGCTGCGGCTGCGAAAGCTGCAAAAAAGTCTAAGGGTAAAGCCAAGGCTAAAGGAGCTACATACGAGTAATGGCTACTGTCGCGCAGGTTGCAAAGGCATCCCTACAGAGGATACTGGTACAGGCATCTGAAGCTCCTCTTGAGCCAGATGAGTACCAAGATTATATCTTCGCACTAAATAATTACATGGCTCAGCTAGATGCTCAGGGCATCATGCTGGGTTATACCGTGGTTGATAGCCTCGGTGATGAAGTCACAGTCCCCACTGGCGCGTTAAGAGGCATCATCGCTAACATGGCGATTGAAGTCGCGCCTGACTATGGAGGAGTGGTTTCAGAGGGTCTAGCTCTGGCAGCGCGTCAGGGTATGCAGACTATGAGGACAATAGGTCAGCGTATCAGGGCAAGCAAACTGCCTTCTACGTTACCAATCGGCTCTGGCAATGAAAACGAGTCCTACGGATTGAGTGGACACTTCTACCCAGATCAAGAAGCAGAGATACTCGCCGAGACTACAGGCGCAATAGGTTTGGAGGTCAATACCAATGGCGGGTAATGCACAAGGTCGCAAGAAGAGTCAATTCGTCCAACAGAACACAGTCTTGGCTAACAGCTATTTGGACTATGTAGTAAATGGATCTAACTACAAGATCAGCTATGACAACTTCGTAGCTAACCTTGGCGTTACTGGCTCAATCATTCAGACAGGCGCTGTTACTGGGTCACCTGTGCTTGATGTAGATGGCTCGGTAAACAAGGTCAGAAACATTGAGAATGGCTCTGGAATATTGGCTAATATCTCTGCTGAGAACGGTATTGTGCTAAGCCACAACTTCACGGCTAATGCTGACGGTCTCCCTATCCTATTGAACACAACCGCAGCATCTCCCACAATTGCAAGCATTGTCGCTGGTAGCGGGATTAGCGTAGCAGCGATAAACGAAGGCGGCATTCAAATTACGTCTATCGCTAATGATATTTATGCGCAAGTGTCAATGCACGACAATGCAACTTTGACGACTATTAATACTATTAATGTTCCGGTAAAAGCTGCTGGTACGTTTGCTACTAATGGCGCTTCTAACTTTACTTCAGACACAACAGGACGATTGACATACACAGGCGCTACTACTGAGACTATTTCTGTAATGGCATCCGTATCAATTAATGTTGTTGGCGTTAATCAAAAGATAACCATCTACATTGCTAAAAACGGAATTGCTTTATCTGCCGCAAAAATTAATCGCGTTTTTGATTCTGGAGACATTGGTAATGTTGGTGTTTTTTATAACATATCAATGACCGCCTCTGATTATCTTGAGGTGTTCGTGGCAAACGCTACAGGAACGAATGACCTTACCGTAACGGATGTGTTATTCGGAGTATCTTAGATGCCAGTAACCCAGTTACCTATAGCGAATGGTTTTTATGTCTCAGACTCTTTACCTATCGCAGCTCAAGAGTGTACGAACTGGTATCCGAACATTGTCCAAGGTACTGGATTGTCTCAAGAGACTCTATTCGGCACTGAGGGCATTGCTCAACTTGCTTCGTCGGGAACACTTGATAACGTAAACCGTGGCGCACACGAGATGGCTGGCAAGCCGTACTTCGTGAATGGCGAAAGGTTGTACCGTTTAGACGAGTCTGACGGTGTTTATACTCTAGTCTTTATCGGTGACGTTGCAGGCACTGCGCGAGTCTCAATGGCTGACAATGGCACACAATTGATGGTGCTAGTCCCCAACGGTAACGGTTACATCTACAACCACGTTACAGACACCTTTGCTCAAATCACAGATTCGGACTTCACTGCGAATGGTATTCCCCAGTTCGTAGTGTTCATAGATGGCTACTTCTTAATCACCACAGACTCTAAGAAGTTCATAGTAAGCTCCATCAATGACGGCTTGAGCTACAACGCCTTAGACTTCGGTACTGCCGAGTCCGACCCTGATGACATTGTTGCTCCTGTAGTCTATAAGAACCAATTGTTCATCTCCGGTGGTCAGACCTTTGAGGCTTTCCAGAACATCGGTGGGGCTGACTTTCCTTTCCAACGTACAGGTCTATTCCTACAGAAAGGCTGTTATGCACCTTACTCACTAGTAAACGCACAAGACACGTTCATGTGGGTTGGTGGTGGAGAGAATGAAGGGCCAGCTATCTGGGCGTTGAACGGCAACAGTACAGTCAAGGTTTCCACTACGGCTATTGACTCACTGTTATCTAAATTGTCAGATACTCAGGTCGCAGGCATTTACTCATGGGCATACGCCAGCAAAGGAGCTTACTTCATAGGCTTCGCTCTGCCTGCTACGACGCTTGTATACGACACCACATCTCAGAGATGGCATGAGCGTAAATCGTTCTTAGAAGGCAATCTAGGAGCTTTGAGGGTGTCTTCTGTAGTTAAGGCTTACAACAATATCCTCTGTGGTGACATCATTGACGGTCGCATTGGCCAGTTTGATCAAAACGTCTACACCGAATACGGCAATACCATTGTGCGAAGGGTTGCTACGCAGCCTTTCCAGAACAATATGCAGTCGGTGTTCTTCCCATCATTAGAACTCACTGTTGAGTCAGGTGTGGGTAATGCAGATGTTATTGACCCACAGATAACCTTAGAGCGGTCTAAGGACGGCAAGACTTGGAGTGGCCCTATCTCTCGCTCAATAGGCAAGATCGGTGAATATACCCGCAGGGCTATCTGGAGACGTAACGGCAGGGCGGCTAGGTTTGAGGTGTTTAGATTTACTCTAACGGATGCGGTCAAGCCTGTAATAATCCAACTCACGGCTAACATAATCGGCGGTGATAAATGAGCAGCCCAAGGCTTAATGCTGCGCAGCCCATCGTAGATGCTGATGGCACGATGGCTCAGCCGTTTAGACAATTTACGCAAGACGCTAGCTTAAGCATTCCAATTATAGGCGTAGGGTCGCCAGAGGGTGTAGTAGAGGCTAGGCAGTACAGCTTATACATTGATTCAACTGGTTCTAGCGGTTCTATAGAGTATAGAAAGATGCAACCATCTATTGCAGGCGATACCTCACAAGGCTGGGTGGCTGTGTGATATCAGAAACTCAAGACTCTGAGTTAATACGCAGCATTGTGACACTTCCTGAATTATGGGAGACAATCGCAGAAGATGGCGTATCTTTAGAGTCTTGGAAGCCTGATTTGAATGAGGGATGGTTAATATCATCTGATGATAAAGGGTTTGTTGGGATATACAACGTACATCCTACCAATGGAGTGACGTTACAGATTCATCCAATGATGCCTAAAAAAACACGAGGAAAACGAGCATACGACTCAGCTCAAGAAGTTTTAAGGTGGATATTCACTACAACCAAATACCAAAAGGTAGTGTGTGAAATCCCAGTTATCTATAGAAATGTTAAATTATTTGCGATGAAGGCAGGAATGAAAGAAGAAGGTCTAAATCGCTTTAGTTACCTAAAAAATGGTAAAATTATTGACCAGTGGCATCTAGGCATAGCCAAACAGGAATTTGAATTATGAGCAGCGTAACAGACAAACTATTCGGTAGCACTGATACTTATGGTATGGATGTCGCTGCTGATAACCGCCGAGCAGCGGAAGAGTTCATTAAGCAGCAAACTTCTCAAGGGCGGCAAGATGTTTTAAGTGCTTACGATCCTATGACGCAAGCTATTCAGCAAGGGTATCAGCGAGGAGCAGACATCTACTCTTTTGCCATCCCCCAGCAACTAGCCGCTTTGCAGTCAGGCGCACAAGAAGCATATAGAATGAGGGCAGGGGCTTTGCCTGCTTATCAAAGCGCTTTGATGGGTACGCCTTACAATCTCTCTCAAATGGTTAATCAAACTGCTCCTATTAATGTTCCTACTTTCCAGAATGTTCCTAGCATGGGCCAGCCTCAAGCAGTAGAGGCGGCAAAAATGACTCCTTCAATGAGTCTAGCTAATTTACTTTCAGGAATATCTGGAATGACATCAAGCGGTTCAGGCGCTACCGATGGTGGCTACGGCGGCGGGGTCGGCGGCTCAGATTTCGCTAACGGTCAGCGAATCAACTAGGGGTAATCTACATGGCTCTTCCTACACAACTAACAAACATCCCAGTAGATAATGACTACTCAATGGATGAAGCAGCGATTATTGAGCAATTGATTAGCTCTGGTCAGCTATCTGTTTCTCAGGTTTCAGATTACTTTGGTATTCCTGCTGCGGCTATTAACAGAGTGCTAGAGACTGACTTTGGTTACACTCCAGAGCAAGTGGCTCAGGTTGCTGCGCCATCTCCGTTGACAGGGGCAACAGCGAATGCTCCTGCACAATCTACACTGAATATAGGAAACACGTTTCAAGAGCCTGATCTGCCTTCTGTCATGGGGCCATTGCCTCCTGCGGATTATGTACCGCCTGCACAACCTACATTGACTGTTGCGCCTACAAATGTTGCGGCTACTGTTGCTCAGCCGTCTCCTTTAGCTGGCGCTGAGGCGCAACCATCCCCTTCAGCAGACCAAATTTTAGAGCGCTTTCCTAAGATTGGACTGCCAAACCTTATGAACGACCCGACCAAGCCCCGACAAATAGACCCCATGTTTGCAGGTAATTTAGGGCCAGATGATAGGCCAATAGAAGAAACGCAACCAGTTACCACACTAACTGCAACAGCAGCTAATACTTTGGCTAATATTGCGTCAGATGGCAACTACTCAATGGAAGATGCCACGGCTGTAGAGAATGCGATTAGGTCAGGACAAATCACCACACAGCAAGTGTCAGATTACTTCAACGTCCCAGTAGCAGATATTAACCGTGTGCTAGAGACTGACTTTGGCTACACGCCTGAGCAAACAGCACAAGCTGTTACAGGATTAACTCCTGCTGCAACGGAAACAGCAACTACTCCTGCTGCAACTGATACAGCAACTACTACCCTGCCAGAAGCCTTAACAAGTATCCCTACAGATGGGAATTACTCAATGGCAGATGCTGAGATTGTTGAAAGTTTAATCAGGTCAGGGCAAGTCACTACTCAGCAAGTAGCGGATAGATTCGGGATTCCTATTAATGACATTAACCGAGTGTTATCTACTGACTTTGGATACACTGGCGACCAAATCAACCAAGCCTTTAGTGGCGGCGGTGTTCAGGGTGAAGTTACTAAACCTGCTACGCAAACAACTCAAACAACCCAAACAACCCAAGCGACGCAAGGTGGTCAAGGTGGTCAAGGCGGTCAAACAACTACCAACGAGCCAATAGTCGGTGGATTGGCTGGTAGAACAACTACTGACGCAGCGTCTCAAAATGTCTTTGCTCCAATCGAAGGACAAGCGGCTACTGGTACTCAGGTTGCATTCCCTGCTGGCGGCGCGAATATGCCACAGACAGGCGTTATAGGCGCAGAAGCGGCTCTACAAGGCGGTTTAGCTGGTGGTCTTGCAGGATTACAACAGGGCATCGGAGAGGCTCGTACAGGGCTTGTAGGGAGTTCTCAGCAAGCTCTTGAGCAATTGCAAACCAATTTAGGCGGCAGCGCCACGGCTCTGGGACAGAGTTCTCAAGAAGCCTTACGTCAATTACAGGCTGGTTTAAGCACAGGAGCTACTGGTTTAACTCAAGCTACAGCTTCGGGCTTGCAAGAGTTAAGAGGCGCTTTAGGTCAAGGCCGTGAAGATATCAGCACTGGCTTTGGTCGTGCTGAGCAAGGCTTCCAACCTTATATGCAAGGCGGTCAAGCTGCTCAGGCTCAACTAGAGGCACTCAGCGGTGTCCGTGGACAAGATGCGTTTAACCAAGCCTATCAAGAATCTCCACAGATGGCATTCCTGCGGGAACAAGGCATGAGGGCTAACCTTGCTGGAGCAGCGGCTACTGGTGGTTTAGGTGGTGGCAACGTCCAGAAAGAGTTAGCGCGTTTCGGTCAAGGTCTTGCTTCACAAGGATTACAGCAGCAGATTCAGAACCTACAAGGTCTTACTGGACAAGGCTTGCAAGCAGCCTCTGGTGCTGGTCAGTACGCCTCTGGTGGCGCTGGTCAATTGGCTAACCTGTCACAACTTCAAGGCACTCAAGCTCTTGGCGCTATGCAGAATGTTGGTCAGGGCTTGGCTGGTTTGGGTCAGGTGGCTGGCACACAAGGTGCTAATATCGCTCAGACTATGGGTCAGGGTTTGGCTGGATTAGGTCAGGTTGCTGGTACACAAGGCGCTGGCATTATGCAGAACGTCGGTACTCAACTGGCTAATCTTGGTTTGGCTGGCGGTCAGACTGCGGCTCAAATGGGTTATGGCACTGGTCAGAACTTGGCAGATATACGCACACGCGCTGGCGAATTGATGGCTGGTGAAATATCCAATGTTAGCCGTGATGTCAGTGGCTTGGCTTCTGCTCTTGGTGGAGACATCTCTGGAGTCTACGGCGCACAGTCTAAGAACCTTGCTGACCTACTGGTTCAATCTGGTATGGCTCAGGCTGATGCAACACGCATCTCAGCTCAGTTACTCTCTAACATAGCAACAGGGGCTTCTGGTCAGGTTGCAGGGTTAGGAACTAGCGTGGGTCAGCCTACTCAGACTCAAGGCGCATTAGGTCAAATAGGTCAATTTGCCAGCGGTGTAGGTACTGCTTGGGATGCTTTTTCATAGGACATAATAATGGCTAACGAATTATTTGGAACACCTAAACAAGAACGCAGTACGATGAGTCGTATCGGTGCTGCTCTTGGCGGCTTCGGCGCAGGTGTGCAAGGCAAGGGGCAAGCATACTTAGCTGATCTGCAAACTCGCCGAGAAGACGAAGAGAAAAAGCGTCTAGCCGCTATGGTCAAGGACGCTAAGCAAACCTACGACTTCCTTAACCGTGGCGATGTCAACAACGCTATGTCTTTGATTCAAGACAGAGTGCAGATGATTAACGAGTTAGGTGGCGACCCATCTGACACGGCGCGTATTGGCTCAATGCTACAATCTGGGCGTATCGCAGAGGCTCAGAACGAGCTGCGTGGGTTCTTGCGTCCGTTTATGCCTACTGAGGCAATCAAGGCATCTGAGCTAACTCCAACAGGTCAGCGAGTGACTCTTGACCCATTAACTGGACAGGCTACTGCGGAAGATGTTGCAGGGTTTAGAGCCAAGCCTGAAGACCCTAAAATCTTTGAAAAAGAGGCTAAGTTACGCACAGAGTTTAATGCTCTTGCAAACGTCAAGAATTTTGCAATTAGAAATAGCGCATTAGGTGCGATTGAAGCGTCTGCACAAGACCCAACAGCGGCTGGTGATATTTCATTGATCTTCGCTTACATGAAGATGCTTGATCCTAACTCTGTAGTTAGAGAAGGTGAATTTGCTACAGCTCAAAGCGCAGGCTCTGTGCCTCAAACCTTGTGGTCTAAGTACAATCAAGCTCTTACAGGTGAGAGACTTGCTCCAGAGGTTCGTAATGATTTTGTTGATCGTGCTAACAAACTTTACGCTAGAGCATCTGAGGACTTTGGTACGGTTTATAAAACGTACGAAGACATAGCTAAAGCAAACAACTTAGACCCAACCAGAGCGTTAGTAGATTACCGCGTTAAACGAGCTTCTGCGGCAATCCCTCAGTCAGCAGTAAATGCAGAAATAACTCCTGATATTTGGAGTGAGATGACTCCAGAAGAACAAGCACTATTTAACTAAGAGAAACACTATGGCAGATCAAGACGAACTCGCAAGGTTGCAGAGGCAAGCCATAGCGAATGCTAAAGCTAGGGTTGCACAAAGAGCTGAGGCATCCATTGTTGGTGCTTCTGATATTCCATCTAGTCAAATGGTCGGGCCTGAAGAACCAACTGACTTAGCTGCTAGACAAGCAGAAGCGGTAGCAGCGGCAACGGCTAGATTAGGTACGTCAGAAGAAGCGAGGCAGCGTAGACTGGCTTTTCAGGAAGCGCCAGAAATTTCTATGACAGGTGTTGAGTCTATTATGACTCCACTCCCTGAAGATGCTGGAATGATGCAGCGCATAGGTCAGGGTGCAAAAGAATTTGGCGCTGCTGCGGCAGGCTTGACTGCACTTGATCCTTGGGAGTTTGGACAAATCCTTATGAAGCAAGACCCTAATATTGGTGTAGTGCAATCACCAGAGGGCGAGTTTTTTGCTATTAACAGAGAGACTAATCGGATTGTTTCTCTTAATAAGATTGGCCCTAGCCCAACAGATGCCTTGCAGTTACTAGGCAGCACTGCGGCGGCAATGCCATCAGCTAAAGCAGCCACTGTTATGGGTAGAGCTTTAACCGCTGGAGGGTTACAAACTGCGGTACAAGGCGGTCAGGAATTAATGGGCGGTGAGTTTAACCCTGCTGATATAGCTTTAGAAACAGCAACCACTGGTGCTGCTGATATTATTCCAGCAGGATACAGAGCAGCAAGACAAGCTATGTCTTCAGACACTCCTGCGGACACAGGTATGAAGCAGGTTATCTCTGAGGTTGGCGAAGCTGCTATAGACCCGCAGCCTACTCGCTTAGCACGAGCTGCTGAGACGGTTCAGGCAGACCCTACATTAGTCAGCACGGCGCAAAGACTTGGTGTTGAGGAATCCGTACCGCTTAGTGCTGTCTCTGGCAATGAGCAATTCAGAGCGGTGCAAGCGGGCCTTACTGCGCGACTTGGTTCTGACTTAGCTGACGACCAAGCTAGAGCTATTGAGGACTTGTCTAGGAATGTAGCTGGAAGATTAGATGAATATGGCGCAGCAGCTTCGCGTGGCGGGTTTGATGATGTTATTAGGGATAGAATCCAAACTGACATAGCTGACTTGTCTGAGCAGTCTAACTATCTCTATAAAGCTATGGATAAAGCTGTTGACCGTTTTGGGGGAAGATTCCAAACGGTAGATACGCCTATTATGAATTCTTATATAGGCCAATTAAATAAAGCCTATCCAAGCACTGACCAGATGCCTTCTGGAATTAGAAATATCTTAAATCAAATTACTGACCCTAAAGGTATTTCATACGAAGCACTAGATAGATTGAGGAGAACTACAGGCGAACAATATTCTTCTGCTTTGCGTGGGTCTAATCCGTATCCAGACACTGATGTTCGGTCTTTGGGTCAAATATACGATGTTATTACTAGGCAGCAAAATCAGGCTTTAGAAGGCATTGTAGGCTCAAGAGGCCCAGAGATATGGAAGGCCGCTAAAGGATTGGTACAGCAACGCAAGCAGCTTGAAGAGTTATCGGTTCAGTCTTTAGGACGCGACCTGTCAAATGACTTGATGCCAAAACTAGAGCAAAGCCTTGCTAATATTAGCAGAGGAAACATTCAGTCTTTTGTTGGCAGGATGCGCGGAATCCCTGAAGACCTTAGACCTCAAGCTATGGTTACAGCATTGAAAGGCATGATGCAAAGAACCGCTAGGTCTGCTGATGTTGATAAAGATTTTGCAATGTCACTGTCTTTCTATCCTAACTGGTGGAGACAGGTTAAGTCTGATGCCAAGGTTTATAATCTTGTCACTAAATACTTAGATGACGATCAAATTCAATTCTTTGATGACGTAGCAAGAATGGGTGGAAGCCTCCAGAGAAGCATTCAAAAGCAGCCTATGAATGGCCGCTTGGTTGAGTTTGTTGATAACTTTGACCAATCTGGCGGTCTTATTTCTCGCTTAATGGGTATGGTAGGTCGTGATAGAGGTTTAGCAGGTGCAGTGGCGCGTGGTGGCTCTATGGTGTTTGACACTCTTATTGGAGCAACTAGCCGAGGAAATGCGGTTGAGCAGATGTCTGAGCTTCTAAGGGATAATAACTTTAGAAGAATGGTTATCAGAGGCGCTGAAGGTGAACCTGTAGACCGTATAGCAGATAGGGTTGCTCAATCAAGCACGTTCAAAGAGTGGTATAATACAGCCTCAGAACCTATCAAGAATGGGATTATGGAGCTTGGCAGAAGAGCTACGCAGACCATCCCAAATGCGTCCCCAGAAAGAATTTTAGCTGCTGGCGTTGCAGACTACTTTACTCGCTCTAACATTGATGAAATAGAGCAATACTTTACAGGTGAAGAATAATGGCACGATTCGGTGATTTCGACCAATACCTAGACAACGCTGGCGACCCTTTAGCTGAGGGTAAGCTGTACTTCTACGAGTCTGGCACTACGACTCCTAAGACTACGTTTGCGGATATCAACAACTCTATCCCGAACACTAACCCTGTTTTATTGTCTGCTGCTGGTCGCCAACCTAATATATTCTTTGACGGCGTTGCTAAGGTCATATTGACTGACAATGATGACGTACAGCTTATTGTCCGTGACCCTGTAGGTGAAACTGCTACAGACTTTGGTGATGGCTGGGTCGCAACTAAAATATACAACGCAGTAGATGTAGTTCTAGGATCGGACGGTATTTACTACCGTTCATTGGTCAACGGTAACCAAGGAAACAACCCTGTTACGTCTAGTGGATTCTGGACGCTTCTTTACTCAGTAGAGTGGAATGCTGGTATTACCTATCAGGTAGGCGCTGTTGTAACGTATGAAGGCGAACAGTACCAATCTCTACAAAGCACTAACCTCAACCAGAACCCCTCTACAGCGTCGAGCTACTGGGTATTACTGAGCTTTGCATGGTTAGCCACGGCGACTTACTCAGACGGTCAGAACGCAGTCGGTACTGACGGTATTCTCTATACCTCTCTACAAGACTCTAACACTGGCAACGATCCTGCTACGTCACCTGCTTATTGGGTGGGTACAAGTGCAGCGGCAGCGGCTAGTGCAGTAGCATCGGCGGCAAGCGCAGCGGCGGCTTTGGTCAGCGAGAATGCAGCGGCTACGTCAGAGACTAATGCGGCAGCGTCCGAAACAGCAGCAGCAGCTAGCGAGACAGCGGCGGCAGCTAGCGAAAGTGCAGCGGCCACTAGCGAAACCAATGCGGCTACCTCAGCCTCTAATGCGGCTACAAGTGAAACTAACGCAGCGGCCTCAGAAACAGCAGCGGCAAGCAGTGCTAGCGCAGCATCCACCTCTGAAACCAATGCAGCGGCAAGTGCTAGTGCGGCCTCTACAAGCGAAACCAATGCGGCAGCTAGTGAGACGGCGGCAGCGGCTTCAGAAACGGCCGCAGCGGCATCTGAGAGTGCAGCAGCTACCAGTGAAACCAATGCCGCTTCTAGCGCGTCAGCAGCCTCTACAAGCGCCTCTAATGCGGCTACCTCAGAGACTAACGCAGCCACATCAGCTTCAAATGCAGCTTCTTCGGCTACAGCGTCTGCTAACTCAGCTTCCGCAGCAGCAGCAAGCTACGATGCCTTTGATGACCGCTACTTAGGCGACAAAGCCTCAGACCCTACACTAGACAATGACGGCAATGCTTTATTAACTGGTGCGTTGTACTTCAACACCACTAGCGATGTCATGAAAGTCTATGACGGTTCTGCGTGGAACATCGCTGCTATCTCTTCAGCATCCCCAACCTTCACAGGCACAGTTACTGCTGATGGTTTGTCTCTTGGTGATAACGACAAGGCTACGTTTGGTGCGGGTAATGACCTACAGATTTATCACACTGGCACACAAAGCTATGTTAGCGACCAAGGAACAGGAAATCTTAATTTATTAGGAG